GCCGCGCCACTCAAAACAATCATTATCTGTCCATCCCGGGCATCCGGTATTAACGTTCGGATAATGCTTGCAATATTGACATACAAGGTCATCGCATAAATCAACCGGGTATGTTCGGGCAATATAGGTCAGGTCAGAGATTGCCGCATCCCTCTCCGCCGTCACGCGGGCGAGGTCGGCACGGAGGTCGCAGTCGTTATCGCATACACGCTGCTGGTAGTTCTCCGCCGCGCTTATCATTGCCTGTGCCGTGTAGTTAGTTTTGCTGAGCAGGTTGCCGGTCATGTGGCAAAGGAACTCGGAAAATTCGTTGAGCTGCTTTTGCATCTTCTCGTTTTCAGCCTGGAGCGTGGAGAGGACGGTGGCGGCTTCCATGCACAAATCCATGATTTCCAGACTTGCCTTGTCGGCATATAGACTTTCAGTGCGCAACTGCTCAATCAGCTTCTCAATGTCCATCAGGTGTCCTCCTCCGCTGGCCGCTGGAGCCAGTCCAACATATTGCCCGGATAAATCACATTGCCGTCAACGATTTTTCCACCGCCGTCCTCAAAGAAATCATATATGGTGTCTAAAAAATTTTCCAGCTCCTCATCGCTCATGGCTCGGATGCGGTCGGCGTTGGTCATCTCTCGCGGTTCAAAACAGTTTTTATGACTCCCCCGTCTGGATGAACCGACGCACTTTCCTTTGTCGTGCTTGCAGTCACGGCATCGTAAAAACTCAGACATTACGATTCTCCTCTCCCTCCGGCGGGCGCTTTCCGTCGTCTATTTCAAATTTAATCTTCATCTGGGCTGGACACAAATCGACTTCTGGCCGACGCTTCCCTGTCCATCGTAGCCCACCAGCCTGTCCAACGCATTTCCATCCAGCGGCTTTAAGGCTTGTGCCGCTCTCCGTGTCGAGTATGTAGGTGATGAGTTTGTGATATCCCATTGCCCTAGTCGCTCTCCATGCGGCGGCATACAGCATGGAGCAGGCGTTGTGGCTTCCGTCAGTACAAAGGCGGTTGACCTCCAAGGTCCAGCCGTCGTCCAGGTAGCGTGATACCGGGCGTCCTACGATGGCAACGCCCACGATCTTCTCCCCGTCAGTGCAGCCTATCGAGAACTTCTGCCCGGCAACCGGCTTGTGATGCCGGTGGTGCTGCTCCACAAAGGCGTTGGCCTCTTTGAGCGTCATTGGACAAATTTCAAGCATTGACTTCTCCCTCCGGCGGGCAGCGGCGAATCTCAAACCTATCAGGCGGGCACGACACACAATTTCCACATTCATCGAGCAGAATCAAAGATCCATCCTCTCGAATTGCAATGCCGTCCATGTCGCAGTAAACGAGGCCTTTTGCCCAGGATTCCTCTCTGGCAATACGTTCCCAGTCTGGATATTTTCCGGTTGTTGTGTCCACCACATCAAACTCAAGCAACGACGGCTCGTTCGGCGGGGTGAGGGTGGGCACATGTTGGATGTCGTAGAGCACTTGCTCCAACAAATTGAGCGCCACTTTGTCTTGCCTGACAATATCTGTATCAAGCAGCTTTTCAATTCGATACAGCTCGTTTGCGTCAATCGGGCGTACTGCCATCTTTCAGCGCCTCCAATCTCATAAAAAGATATTCTTTATCTTCATCAAAAACGTGAAATCCGAACTTTTTGTAAAGTGTTTTTGCTGCTTCGTTTGACTTAGAAACACGCAATTTTTCGCCACCCAAAATGGTCGAAAATTGTAGCAGTTGCATTCCTATTCCATGATGTCTATATGACGGAGATACATAGACACCGCATATCCATTTTATACCATTTTCTTCTTTCAGCTCAACCATAGCAACTAGTTCATCATTGTCATACCACGAAAATTGACATCCATTGTGGCACAACTGATAATCACCCAATTTCATTTTTCAGCTCCTCCAATCTCTCCATCACCATCTCCACGGCCTCGTCCGTCACTGGCGCGCCGCAGTAACCGCAAAAATTCAAGAAGTTATCCGGGCTTTGCTTGCCACACTTTGAACAGTAAAGGTCGTCATACTCGCACCTCTCGTCAATCGTGACCTCGTGCTGTTCGCCCATGTCATCAAAGCCCTTAACGCGTCGAAAGCCCCCACGGTGCTTATGACGCTTTACCCACTCACCCCTCCACACCTTCTCCACCTGCTCCCGGCTGACGGGGCGGAGGGCGGCGATGATAAAGTTTTCATCTTCTACGATCTCAAATTCTTCATTTAGCCAGTTGGACACATAATCCAAACAGTATGAGCTGTATCCAACATAAAAATCCTTGTCAATAGGGTCAAAGTATAGAATCGAAAAGTATGGCTTTTCTTGATTCCCCTCAACAATCATCTTTGCAAACGGCGTTTTAATTTTTTTGGCCTTTTGGCTGTAATTTGCCATTATCGCTTCTTCCAGCGTCATTACGGTTCCTCCTTTTCCACGCTTTCCCAATCAATCCTCTGCCCACACCTGTCGCAGAAGTTCTTCTTCATCTGGTTGTGCTTCCTACCGAACACATCAACCTGTTCGCCTACGAACCAGCCGCACACCGGGCATCGCCATGCCGCGTGCTTTACGGTCTTCGTTTCCGCAGAACCATCCGCATAGTCAGTATGTACAACGCTGGATGTTTCCTTCCAAACGGGCTTTTCTGCCTGGTCTGCGCTCGATCTCGGTTCTGCGTTCATATTGTGTACCGCATTACAGATATTGTTAATTACATAAATCTTCCCGGCGGCAATATTCCATTCCGGGGAGCCTACCGGGGCATCTACGCCGTCCCACGCCTTTTCGCGCTCAACGTCAAACACATCCCATAACCTGTCTACGCTGATTACATCGCCTCTGTTAGCCACGGAAATTCCAGTCCTCCATTTCTGTGCTGAATTTGAACGGGCGGGTTTTCGGGTCTGATACCTTCCATCCCCCTGTGCATTCATACTGCTCTTCCAACGGTTGGTTGTAATGCTCGTCCCGTACTCGAACCAGCAACGCCTTATCTTTTGTAACGGTGATACTATCTACATTGCACATCAGGTAATCAAAGAGTTCGTCGTTCTGCTCCTCGTCGAGGAGTTCCCTACGTGTTCCAAATCCTATGGGGACATTTTGGTCATAGGAGTTTGTTACGTAGCAACAAAACTTCTGCCAGTATTTTGTAGCACGCAAAATGTCGTATAAGGTCATTCCAACCCCTCCAGCATCTCCATCTTAGGCCGAAACACAACCACCATTGACGGGAACGGCGCGCTGTTTTTACTTTCGCCAAATTTTAGCCTGCCCTTTACAAAGCGGATTTCTGCTTTTCCGTATATGTAATCGTGGAACCATTTCGTATCAGTTCGTGCCAGTAAGAGCATTACGATGAAGTTATTTTCTTTTTTGTTCTCTTCATATGCTTTTTGCACCCATTTTCCGATGTCACGCCCATACGGCGGATTACACCAGCAAACGCCATCCCACGGTTGAGACAACCCATCTTGATCCGGGGTATAGTAGGACGCACATTTTGCGTTCTCTGGCAGGGCACATACATCAAGGTCAAAGCCAAATTCATCATTCAACCGATCGAAAAACTCTTGCGGCGTTTCCCACAGATCCGTTTTGCTCGAAAACATCACATCAGTGTTCATCCAGCATCTCCATCTCGCTTTCGCTCAGAATCGGGGCTCGGGTGTTCCAGGCGAGGCGGGCTTCGTATTCTGCGTTTCTAAACGGCCCCGTCCAGCCACACGTTTTGCACATTCCAAAGTGATCCCCGCAAACATAGCAAATCTTTGCGCTGCTCTCTCCACATCCTGGACACGGCAACAGCACCCCCGCCTCCGTCAGCCGCTTGGCAGCCTCTTTGTTTCTGAGCATGGCTAATTTGATGTCATCCATTTATCTTCCTTTCATTCCTTTCCGCGCTCCCATTCTCGGTAGATCACGACAAAATCCTTAAGTGGGATTGTTACACTCCATTCTCCATTGTTTTTTCGGTGCATTACAACAGGGATTTCTTCGTCTCTTGCGTCTGCTTTTGCTTGTGCCATCGCGTCATCCAGATTTAGCCGTTCTACTCGTTTGCATTCAATATGTAGCCCAGGCATCCCAACAACATCCGCGTATCCATTCGCGCCACAATATTGCTGTCCTCTCCGGCAATCATACCCATATCCTCTTAGTACCTTTGCAAGCTCCCTTTCTCCGGTTGCTCCTTTATTTCGGCTATTCATCTTCGTCTCCTTTCACAGTCTTAAAGCCTTCGCAATTTCTCGCGTGGCGTTTTGATATTCTTCAGGGAGTAGGTCCATTTGCCTTAGCTGATCTTTCAAGCACTCATAATGAGACCAGCGGCGCAGAACTCCATCGTTTTGTCGCAATTTTGCTGCTGCTATTAGATCATCCATTGCCATATTTTGTTTCCACCTCCGTGAATGTATGAAATTGAGGCTGCCAATGGAACTTAAAGTCTCCTGTTCTTCCGTGGCGGTTTTTCGCCAGACTCACATTCATATCCCTCCAGGCGTTCCCGTGCATTTGCTCTTGCGGTTCCTCATCTGGCCAAAGAAATAGGACATAATCCGCATCTTGTTCGAGGTCTCCGGTTTCTCTAAGGTCTGAGAGTACTGGGCGTTTATTTGCTCTTCCTTCCACGCTTCTGTTCATCTGGACGATCTCAATAATTGGGATTTTCTTTTCCAAGGCCAATTGTTTTAGAGCATTGCTTACTCTTCCGAGCGACCTATACGAGTCTTTATACTCTGGGCGTTTCATCAGACCTATGTGATCGATAAACACCACGTCAGGCTTACAAAGCTCTATTTTGTTTCGGACACGAGCCACAGAGATTTCCGGTTCGTCTTGCCACCAAATCCTTGCCTTTTTCTCCAAAACATCCATCAGCATGTCAATGTCATTTTTCTCTTCTTCGGATAAATTCCTGTCTCTGACCCTTTCACCTTCAATCCTAGCCAATTGCGATGCTGCTCTTTGTAGCAATTGTGTCGTTGGCATCTCCATCGTGCAATAGAGCACCTTATTCCCTTTTTGCGCCATACGGAGTGCGACGTTTAGGGCAAGGTCTGTCTTTCCCCCACCTGACCGGGCCGATATTATGGTCACAGACCCAGGTACAAGCCCTCCCATTGCTCTATCTAGCCCTCCAAATCCCGTCCTAGCCGTTTCCTGCTTTTGGGAATGCAACCACTCCTTAAACTCTTTGATCGCTTCTGATAGCGTTATAAGCCCCGTATCGTTTTGTGCTCTTGTAATTGCGTCTTGCTCTTCGACAAGGTTGCGAAGAATTTCAACGGTTTCTTCTGCGGTTTTGTTTTGAGCATCAAATACGACTTCCGCAATCGCACTCTGGATGCTTTTTTGTCTCCACTCGTCTCTGACAATCCGTAAATATTCCGGCGCATGTCTTGTCGTTGGCACACGATCAGCCAGCTTTAAGAGAGTGTCCCTTTCTTCCGGCAATATCTCTATTAGGGTTACCCCGTCAATCGGATTCCCGTCCCAATATTGCTTTGTAGCAGCTTCAAATATTTTTTGTGTCTTGCTATGGGTAAACATTTCGGGAGTGAGTGCATCTATTGCCGTTTTCGCAAACTCTTCGTCCAGCATCATGCATCCTAGCACGGACATTTCTGCGTCTACGCTCATTTAGGTATCAACTCCTCCCAACCACATTTCCCTTCGCGGAACCTGCGCATTGCTTCTTCATGTCGTTCCTTTCCTTCCTCGATTTCAGGAGGAGGAAATTCTGGAATCTCTTTTGGTGGCTGAACCACTGTTAGGTTAGGTTCATATTTCCCCTGCGTGGGATTTGATCTGTCTTGTTCTTTCGCTAACCAACCAGTAATAAATCTCAGAATTCCTCTTTGCGTTTTTCTCCGCGTAGGATTGGATATGCACCAACCTTTCATGTTACGGAGCTGCTGTTTTATATTTACCCCTGGATACAGTTCTTGCCACTCGGATATTTGCTCCTCATAGACATGATAGGTAGTTCCGTCATTTAACGGGATTTCTATGACGCTTTTCCGGTCCGGTTCCGCTTCTGCGGGATCGGACTCCCCTATACTCTTCTTTACTTTACTTTTCTTTACTTTACTTTGTGGATTGTTTTGCAAATTAACGGGAGTTTCTTTCAAATTAACCGTGGTTTCTTTCAAATTTACTGATTTAAAGGTAACTTTTTTAGAAGTACTGGTTGGAACGTCTTTTTTATCGCCCAAATCAAGTAGCCAGTACTCCTTAATAAATCGTATTTCTTCGCGGGTAGATACTGCTTGTATGTACCTGCGTTGGATACCCGCTGATGTCAAAATGCCGAACATCTGAAATACCCCATCATCAAAGATGGAACGTCGCAGACACCCTTGCACCACCTGCGTTATGTTCTCGGGGACGATCCCACAACCAACAGCGTCAGCCATAAGGAGGCAGGCATCATTGTCCCACACTTTGTAGTATCCATTTGTGCGGTAGATGTCGCAAAGGAGCGCCACTAATATTGTGATGCCCTTTGCGCCAAACTCCGCTTTCAAAAGCCTAATTTTGTCGTCCTGAAAGAAATCCACGTCTAAAGGGAAATAATCTATCCCGTCCTTTATTGGACGAGCCACTTTTTCACCCCCTTAATCAATGGATAATTGCCCATCAATTTGTTTGCTTTCTGGACGTTTGGGATGAGTCAAATTTCGAAAATGTCTTCTGACTGGGATGACTTTATCCCCAGCCATAGCCATAACAATTCTGAATATCGGCATATCATTTTGAGCTGTAACATTCTGCCTGTGTTCTGATTCTCGCAGATATGCTTCCATTTCCATACGATCACCGGAAATCCAATATCCGCGTGCCGCAGAGGATGATAATATAGCCCTGTTTTGCGGTTCAAGTCTTAAATTTGCGCGCTTTATCTCTAACCGAATTGTCCTGTCTGGCAATCCTGTAATTCTATGTAGATCAGCGCGGGATATAGCGTCTTCCCGTCCCTCTGGGATAAAATCTTCTATGTTCATAGCTTCACCGATCAAAACGGAAGATCATCATCGGGAGGAACCTCTTCGAATTCTTTTCTTTCAACGTCCGGGGCCTTGTGAGGTCCATCGGGTTTCTCATCTCGCTTTGGTTCCGCAAAATGGACGTTGTCTGCCACGATCTCAAAGGCCTTGCGCTTGTTGCCCTGGCTATCCGTGCAGGTGCGGGTTTGGATTGAACCCTGCACAGCCACCAACTGACCCTTACAGAAGTATTTGCATACGAAATCCGCTGTGCCGCGCCAGGCGATAATATTGATGAAATCAGTCTGCCGGTCAGAACCGGCCTTTACATACGAACGGTCCACAGCGAGTGTGAAACTTGTCACGGAAATATCGTTGGCCGTATGGCGCAACTCTGGGTCAGCCACAAGGCGTCCCATAACAATTGCTGTGTTTAACATCTAATCACCCCATTTTTTATAAGTCAGTTTGCTTTCATCCCATCCAGGGTATATCTCTTCTAAATAGGATTTGATTTCTGCCTTCGTCCGCTCTCGCCCTGCTCCATTGTCATAGCGCATATGGCAATCTAGGCAAAGGGTAACAACATTTTCCTCAATCCCTAGACCGCCTTGTGATCTAGGGATATAATGGGCATTTGGCATCGCATATGGTGACCCACATAAAATGCAGCAATGCCCATCTCGCTCCCACACTATATTCTTGACTTTTGGAGGTATATCAAGAGCTTTTGTTCGTTTGTACGTCTTCCCACCTCGCTTTTAGGAGTGCCAGTTCATCCGGAGTTTTAGTTTCAATTCCGACCGCCTGGCAGTCTTGTACGATGTTGTCAATTAGCCGGGACATCTGCTTACTATCAAAGGTAGACGACCCATAATAGAGGATTACGTTTGTACATCCCTCTATTTTGCTCGGCATGGTCTCTGCCATCCACCCAAGCCCGTTGCGTCTCCATCCAGCGCAAAGCTTGTCCGCGCCTTCACTGGGCACACAAACATACTCTGTATTGCCTCCTATGCCCCTTATAGCCTCTCGGTATATATCCGCCTTGGGAATTCCTGTTTCTTCCGCTAGATGGTCACAGAGTACCCAGAAATAAGCATTTGCGTCAAGCGATCTTCGGTTGCGTTTAAGTTTGATGTTTGCTATGTACGCCTTCCCGGATTTCATAGTATTGCAAAACGCACGAGCCTTTTTTGGGATAATCACCCGTAAACACAGCCATACGCCTTTTTCGTCTTGCTGACACCTTGCAGCGTCAAATTCAATCTCTGCCATGATTTTTCCTCTTAAACACCGTATAACGATGCATTACTTGACAAGTAAATACATGAGGCTGTAGGGCATAAAAAGTAGGTTTACCAACGAATTCGTGAGCATTATCTCTTGTTAACAGCCTAACCCCCTGAATGATTTCCCCGCGATACACAACATGCAAAGGACTGTTTTTTGCCCACATGCATATTACAGGGTCTTTATCGCACGGGCAGTATTTTCGTTCTCCTACTTTTCGCCATACTAAAGCCTGTTGGCATAATGGGCAAACATCATCCCCTCGTTTAAAGTGTATCAAAAACAGACGTCCCACCATAATCGTCATACTCCACATTGTCTGGGTCATTCCTAAACTCAGTCATCAAGTCCGTGTACATCTTAAAGCGATGTAATTTTTTCGTTCTCCGGCAATACTCACATTCTCCACAACGCCTTGGATTCTCTTCTCCATTTTTTAGACGTTGGATATGAGGGATTCTCGTTTTTATGTTTTCTAGTTCTAAATTCCATCTAGCTTCATCATTTAGCAAAAATACTTCTTTATCTGGTGGAGTTTGTTTAGATACCCCTAAAATAATAAAAGTGGGGAAATTATCTGCGCCAACATTTTGCCTTTCAATCTCTCCATAAACTGCTGCACGCATCAAATATCCAAATTCCTCAACAAATGTCTGCCGGGTTTTAGTAATTGGATTATAAAATAACTCTCTAAGGTTTGCGGATGTTTTATAATCAATGATTCTTCTTCCAGATGGGCAATACTTATCCATTTTCATACGCCATGCAATTCCACCTACTTCTCCGATCATAGGCTTCTCATTTTCGCCTGGCCAAGAGATTATTTGGGACATTAGCGGATCGTTAAGTACCTCCTGAATCATTTCGTCTAATTTTTCAAAAGGAGCATATTTACCTATGACTTCTGTTCCTCTTGATTTAGTAGTCTTTGTTTTATAGATTTTGTCAAAATTTTCATTACAAAATGTTTCAAATGCTTCCGGGCTTTCAAAATATGCATGAAAATATTGGCCTTGAAATAATGCATCTGACTGTAGTTCTGGTTCCCATATTCCCCGAAGTTTGGCAATTTCAGCAGCTTCGCATTTTTGAAATGCTTGATATTGCGAACAGCTCATATAGTGTATATCTGCTTCTCTGGAATAATAATTGTCATCCGTCAATTGAAATCTGCTCATCTTCTTCCCCTCCTTTTTTATCACTTGATGCTATAACCTGAACAGGAATTTGTTTAGTTTGCTTAGATAAATCAATTGCTAAGCGTTCTGACGGCAACCCTAATTTTTCTCCATTATTAGCAATTTCATTATTTAAGTCTTTAAGACGATCAGCTTCCGATTTGACTTGTTCTGAATGAGGATCCGTATACTTTTCACCAGTTGCATTAAACGCTTCTATTAAGAGATCACTATCATCTGACTCATTGATAAAAAATTTGCAGGCACGATTAATGACCGTTCTTTTTGCCATTTGATCCGGAAAATCTCTATGTACTGACATATTTGATTTACTTTTTTCCCATGCCCTTTTAATCTGATTTTGGGACATAATTTCGGTATATGTTCCGCCTCCATCAAATATGAGCGTACAATAAGCTCCCCGTATGTCTTCTATGCTATCCCCAATATTATCAATATTACTTGTATGCTTGAGGATAACCCAGCTTCCACCATCTTTCGTTGTCTCTATTTCGTCTCCTTTCCAGACAACATCCGAAATAATATCCTTCACTCCGGGAACTCTTCTTATGACTGCCATTGTCCCAAAATAGGATCGTTGTGCTGTCAACTGATTCCCGTAAACAATATAATAAATTTGCCGTTTTGCCGGGTTTAGTCCTTGTATCACAGTATAAAGTAAGGCATTAGCCACACTATCCTTTGTACATACAGATAAAGCTGGCCTTCCTGACTTATCTTTTGTCTCTTGTATGATGAGCCAGGCAGACCGTAAAGCATTCGCTACACTATAATTAGGCGGAAAATTAATACTCCCTTCTTCCTTTAGCTTATTTACACGGGCTTGGACATTGTCAACAATACTTTTTTCATTTATTTCATTTTTTGCCATTTGACATTTTCCTTTCTCCGCTCTATAATAAAAGCGGCCTATTTCTTTTGTGCCGCTGTCAGGGGTCTCAACTCTGGCGGCGGCTTTCTTTATGCCCCTTCAATCTTCCAATGGTTCCTAGCAGCTTTGGGAGATTGTGGTGGCCTATTTTTCTCGATCACCTCTTTCTGATAGGCGTTAAGTTCCCGCTCTACCATTTGTTTTTGCCACCTATGTACTCTTGCACAATTGCTTTGCAAAAAGCAGCCGTGCTTGCAAAATAGGCGACATGTAATGCATGGATCAGGTGTTCCCATTACGATGTTCTCCCTAACAGCCAATCCACAGATACATTCAAAATATCTGCTAAAGCTGAAAGCTCATAATCCATAACGTGCCGAATTTGTCCTTCCAATTTGGACAATCCATATTGATCCATATCAACCCCTCTCGATTTAAGTTGAGTCGCCAGTTCTCTCTGTTTCATTCTTTGGCTTTTCCGGGCCATTTTAACGCGCGTCCCAACGATGTTTCGGGTTCCTAGCGGTTGTTCTCTCTTTCTCACGATTTTTCCGCCCCTTTTTATTCTTTTAGGATAAATCCGCATCCGGCTATAAGCCCTTCCGCTGTCGCCAAGGTAAGCGCTGCCCATATGGGCAGTACGCCGGCATAGGCCGCAGGGGTGGTTAACACTGCGGCGATCGCGCCGACAGAAAACATTACGCTGCCCAATCTCCGGATTCGCATCGCTGATTGATCGCTATTCTTTTTTTCCATTTTCTTCACCTCCTTAATTCTCCGCACTCGTCCACGCGATGGAATTTATTTGCAATGTCGAGCACCGGTCGTGACAGCATTACACTCTTGATGCTGTCGCTAATCTCCGGACTTGATACGACCGCGGAACATACATGGTATATAAGTTGGCGAGCTATCCGGTCGTCAATTTTGACGCCCAACCCGCCACACCATAGCGGCCAGCAAGAGAAATCCAGGTCGGCACCGTACAGGTCGGCACCGTACAGGTTGGCACCGCGCAGGTCGGCACCGCGCAGGTTGGCATCGCGCAGGTTGGCACCGTACAGGTCGGCACCGTACAGGTCGGCACCGTACAGGTTGGCACCGCGCAGGTCGGCAACGCGCAGGTTGGCACCGCGCAGGTCGGCACCGTACAGGTCGGCACCGCGCAGGTTGGCACCGCGCAGGTCGGCATCGCGCAGGTTGGCATCGCGCAGGTCGGCACCGTACAGGTTGGCATCGCGCAGGTTGGCACCGCGCAGGTCGGCACCGTACAGGTCGGCACCGCGCAGGTTGGCACCGCGCAGGTCGGCATCGCGCAGGTTGGCATCGCGCAGGTCGGCACCGTACAGGTTGGCATCGCGCAGGTTGGCACCGCGCAGGTCGGCACCGTACAGGTCGGCACCGTACAGGTTGGCACCGCGCAGGTCGGCAACGCGCAGGTCGGCACCGTACAGGTCGGCACGTTTACCATTTTCGTCCCCATTAAGCCACATCTTATGCAGCTCTAGGATTTTATCTAATTCTTTCTGGTCCATCGTCTTCACCTCGCTTTTATTGATGATATGAATTTCGTATCCTGGTATATATCCTTCAGGGTTCTAACCATATCCTCCGTCCCTGGGTATGCCCTAGAAATCTCTTCCTCGTATTTTTGCAAGACCAATATGGTAAATGATGCAGTAACGCAATCTACCGGGTAGATCGCCTTAAATACGCGCATGGACAAGCAGCCGACCAATTCATTGGACTTTTTATCAAATCTTTATTTTTTATTTAAAGCAATATTCCTTAATTCCTCCGACAACTTTTCTAACGCGTTCATAGCGTCTCCTTTTCTTCGCACTTTTTGGTGCTCTCTTCTTTTGATTTGTATAAACCATCGTATTTCCCCTCCCGGTTTTCTCGGATGTCTCTAACAAGCTGGTCAAGTGGCATCCCAAATAGGGCTCTTGTCAATCTATCCGCTGTCAGCAGTTCGGCGTCTGGGCTGATGCGGATATTCCCTTTAATCGGCACAGAGATCACCTCTCTTTTCAAATTTCCTGTTTTGTCAATTATTTTCACATTTTTCTATTTTCTTTTATTTTTTGCAAAATTTGTTGTCTTTCCGCGTGTTTGGTGGTAAGATTTGGATGTAGGGGGTGCGTGTCGTGGCAACCTATGGTGACTTATCCAAATTTACCAACGCGGAGCTTTCAATGTGATTTTTATCCTTCTCACCTCCTTACGCGGGTTTCTTTTTGGGATTGTTGCCTTTTATGCCATATCGCTCGATAGCATCTGCAATCCCTTCGCCGTATGCTAAAAAGCTATCCTTCCCCCGATCATCAAGCTGCGGGATAATACGTCTGAAGGTTTCAAGGATTTTCTTCTCTTTTTCGGTCATTGTGGTTTCACCTCGCTCCCTTTTGTTGATCGTGAGACTATTATAGATCGTATAATCACATTTGTCAAGACTTTTTTGTGATTTTTCGACTTTTTGTTGACATAGCGACTTTTTAATGTTATTATTAAAGGCAGAAAGGAGGAGGGTCCTTTGAACGAGCGTATTAAAAAACTGCGTAAAGCTTTAGACTTAACGCAGAAAGAATTCGCTGACCGAATTGGTGTAAAACGAAATACTGTCGCAACCTATGAAATCGGTAGAAACGAGCCTATAGATGCTGTTATAGCTCTTATTTGCCGTGAATTTAATGTTAATGAGCAGTGGCTCCGCGAAGGTAAGGAGCCAATGTTTATAGAAATGTCCAGAGACGAAGAAATCGCCGCCTTTGTGGGGAAAACGCTAAGTGAGGAATCCGATACTTTTAAAAAGAGATTCATTTCTATGCTTTCCCGACTCAGCGAATCAGACTGGGAAGTGCTTGAACGTATGGTTATGGACATAAAAAAAGGCTGAACTTTTCAGTTCAGCCTAAAAGGGATCGTATGAATTGATATATGATGCGCAATTGTGAATCTGTTGCTTGTCTCAAAAGCTGTATGATTTTGTCCAACATTATGTAATCCTCCCTATTCTCCGCACTTGCAAACTCGAATCCTAAAAGTAGCATAATTATAATAGTACAATTGTTCGAGTTTTGCAAGCCCTGTGCATATATTTCACATAGACCGCCTTGCGCGCTGGGCCGAATCTATATATTAACAACGCTGGAAATTATGGAAAGTGGACAAAAAATCCGCTGGTAATATCTGGTATTATCAGCAATATAAAACAAAAACGCCCTATCCTAGTAATACAGGATAGGGCGAATATGCAAAGGAGGTTTAAAAATGGCGGAAATTCGTGGCGCGAGATATGCGCGCTACAGCACAGACCGGCAAACTGACAATAGCATCGAGTATCAGTTTGCGAAAATCGAAGAGTATTGCCAAAAAAATAAAATCCGCCTGGTGGCGTCTTACTGTGACAAGGCAAAGTCCGGCACCAACACAGACCGAGAGGGTTTCCGCGCTATGGTCGCGGCAGCCATGCAGCATAAATTTGACTGTGTGGTTGTCTACGACATCACCCGTGGCAGCCGTGATGTGGCGGATTGGTTTATGTTCCGCAAGCAAATGTCCTTGTTGGGCATCCAAGTGGTGTCTGCAACACAGCATTTGGGGGACATCACAGACCCGTCCGATTTTCTCACCGAGCTTATCAGCGTCGGCCTCGGTGAGCATCAAGTGCTCGACACGCGCAAAAAATCCATTGCCGGGACAACCGAGCGGGCAAAAAAGGGTCTCTTTTGCGGTGGCGTCCCCCCTCTTGGCTATGACATCGAGGATGGTCAATACATAATCAACGACGCAGAGGCAAACGTCGTACGCAAAATATTTGCTATGTACGCCGCTGGCAAAGGCTACGCGGCGATTTTGGAGGCCGTAAAAGGCGTAAAGGGTAAACGAGGTAAGCCCATCGGCAAAAACAGCCTGTACAGCATCCTACGCAACGAGAGATACATCGGGACATATACCTGGTTCCGGCGCAAGTGCAAGCTTATGCGCAAGTGGGCCGGAGGATCCCCAAACCCAGACGCGATACGTATAGATGGGGTTATCCCCCCGATTATTGATGGCAAAACATGGATTGAGGTGCAAAATAGGATGGACGATAACAAGAGACGCGCAAGCAACAAGGCCAAACAAGATTATTTGCTCTCCGGGCTGATTGAGTGTGAGGCTTGTGGAGGCACATACGTTGGTCATTGCTCCACTAACACAAAAGGGTATCAGAGCAGGTGCTATATTTGCGGCGATAAATACCGCACGCGTACTTGTAAAGCCAAAAACATCAACGCGGATGAGATCGAGACGTTTGTCGTCCAGCAGCTAAAAGCATTTCTCTTGGATGCGGACTTTTCTGAGGTAGCAAAAACGATCGCCGACCGGGTAAACAGTGCAAGCCCTGATCTTTCGGCGGAAAAGCGAGAGCTTAATTCGGTGATCGAAAAAATCAACAACGGCACCAAGGCGATTTTGTCCGGCATAAACTACCCGGAGTTGCAAGACGAGATGGACAAGCTCCGCCTGCGTAAATCAGAGCTGGAGGACATCATTTGGCGCACAGAGTCCAACCGTCAGCCCGTCCGCGCGGAGAGCATCGAGAAACTGCTCAACGACGCGCTGGAAAATCTTTCGGAAAATCCCCGTGAGACCATCAGACAGTTGGTAACAAAAATATACGCCCACGTAGACGGCACATTTACCGTTAACGTAGGCGTACATATAGCTGGTTGCGGAGGCAGGATTTGA